TGATTGTTTCTTCAGTATCTGCATCTTTTACAGAATAGTAAGTACCATCACCACCTATACTTCCCACACTACCACTTGGTAAATACTTTACAGTTAAATATTCTGAAGCAGTATTAGAGTAAGATTTAGTAGGGTATCTTCCTCTACCAACCAATCTAAATTTTACTTTTGAATTTTCTTTATATGTGTTTCTTATATTCTTCATATAAATTGTTGAGTCTTCTATTTCTGTTGCAGTCAATGGTGATAAAGAACCTGTATTCCATTGTGTATCATACCACTCTACTTCTAACTTAGGTGGATAAACAGTATTAGTTTGTCTTGAAAAGAATGAAAAATTTCCCAATCTATCATTACTACCTTCATCTGTATTAATATCTAAATTTCCAACACTACCACTTCTCTTCAGTATAAATCCCTCGTTTGGTCTTGTACTACCTAACCATTTATTTACAATTGGTGTAACATCCATTCTTAAATCTCTAGATTGATAAGTTAAAGATTGAGATGCATAAACATCGTCAAACCAAGTACCACCAGATGCTGATATAGAACCAGTCCATAATGTTCTTTGTGTATCTCCATCTCTAAATCTCCAACTACATCCTTCAATAGTAAGAGGACTATCAGCAGAGTAACCTTCACCAACTACCCAACTTTGACTTACAGCATAAGCATAAAGTGATTGACTATAAGATAAATTTTTAGGATCTGCATCGTATAGGTTTAGATAAAATTTTGGACTAGAAATAGTTCCTCTAACCATAGATGCAGAAATGTAAGATAAATCAAATTTCATAAGTATACGAGATACCTTTGGATTTTTACCAGAGGCATTCAAATCTTTTCTAATTTCTAATATCTCATCTAATCCTGTATTTTTACTACCACTCATTTGGTAGATAGTAGTATCCTTTTCTGGAAAAATAAAATAATGCATTAGTTACTCCCTGCTGAACTACCAACAACTCTACCCTCGATATCAACATTTGGAAACTTTAGTTCAAATATACTTGGGTCTAACGATGGGTAGATAACACCTTCTTTTGTTGCTGAATTAATATCATAAATATTTCCTGAATAACCAGATGTGGTAAGAACTTTATTAACTATCAATACAGGTAACTGGTTAGGATTATTTTCTTCGGGTGGAACAACTGCTGATACTCCATCTACTAAAGATATCTGATAAGCCAAATCAGCCAAAATAATTGGTTGTCCTATTTGCCATTTATCAGGATTAAAATAAGTTCTAACTCTTTGTATTGCAGCCAATACAACTTCTTCACCATTGTAACCAACTTTAGTCAATATGTTAAATTTTACACCAACGTTAATTACAAATGCATCTTTAATATTTATTGCGTCAGTAACCATTCTAAATTGTGTTAGATATGTTTGAATATTTTCTTTTACGGCCCTATTAACTTGTACTAATCTTCTATTGGCATTGTATCCCAAAACATAAAGATTCAAAGCAAGTGGATTCATTATTCTATTATCAGAGTTTACATCACCTGTATTAGCAGGGTCTAGTTGTGAGTCTTGTACAATATATGCCTTTGCAATGTTACCATACTTTGGTGGTAATGCATACACTCTTATAATATAATCCTCTTTGGTAACAGCTCTTTGTTGTGCCTGAAAATATGCCAGTGTATTGTTTTTAACCTCTACAATACTTTCTGCACTTTTACCACCTCTTGCTGGTACTGGATTTGTTACTGCTAGAGAATTTCTACTATTGTTTACTAAACCAGAACTTAAGCCTGTTGTATCCAAATCTACACTTAAAGCTTGTATACTTGTTAAAGAATTTGCTGCTATATTATGACTCACTCCACCACCATATCTATATGTGATAGTAAGTGTAGTATTGGATGGAGCTTGGCCATATGCTTTAGTTTGTAAAAAGTTTGAAGGGTCGAAAGCTTCACCCAACTTAGAAGGAGAGCCTGGTAAAGTAGAACCAACCTCATCAGGATTTGGAACTAACTCTTCATCCGGATTATCACTTACACCCGCACCAAATCTCAATTCTGTTTTATTATCTTCGGTTATAAAAGTTGTAAATCTTCTTGAAGTTTTTAGTAACTTCAGTAAGTAAGGAGCTGAATCAGAATAAGTTGCTAAATCAGGATCGTTATTAGAGTTATTCTCCATATCAGTAAAAACTGTGTCTTGTGCCAAAAATCCAACTTCATACCAGTTGTTACCATCACTATCTACACAAGACACTATTTCAGTTACATTTTCATTTGCCAAACTTATTCTTGAATATTTCTTTGCAGAGTTAAATGTAAAAAATTCTTGTGTAATATCACCACTATAAGCACGAACAGATTTTTTAAGTAGATAACTTACGGGTACATTATTATTAGTTTCATACACAGAAATCTCTATCGGATCATAAGAAGAAGAGAATTTAAAGTTACAATCTTCAACCGTAGTAAATTTTATACCGCTTGTTGATTGTAATTCTGTACCACTTTTAACATTCAGAGCATATCTTAAATCAGCTTGAGTTGTATAGTTTGTACCAGTACCAGAACTTAATGCTGGAACTGTATGAAACATATCAACACTTGCTATTGCAGGTGAAGCTACCTTTGGTTTATATCCAAATGATTGAGCCATATTATAAACAGTTCTTTTTTCTTGTGCAAAAGCCATCAGAGATTCTTTAAACTGATTATCTATATAGTATGAAAGAACATCTCCGACATATGATGCCATTTCAATGAACATCATTCCTGGTGAAGACTCATTAAAATCATTGTAGTCTTGTGGAAAATAAGTTTTAGCAAATTCTATTAGGTTTGACTTAAAAGAACTAAAGTCTTTATTTAGATATTTTACTTCTTTCTTAGAATCATTTTTTGGTGCTGAGTAAGGCATTTCTTTCTCCTATTAACCTGGTGTTACACCACCAGAATCTCCTTCTGTATCTGCTTCTAATGATGGTAATTCTAAAGTAACCTCTTCTAGTGTCAAGTCATTATTATTTAAAGAAAAAATAATTCTTGGTGTTATTGTGTTTCCTGAAAATGAAAAAGAAACTTCCGATATATTTACAAATGGTAAAAACTCTTTAACACTAGCCCTAATCGTTTCTTCAATTTTGTTTTCTAAATCCACACCTTCGGGTTCAAATAAATGTAAGTATAAGTCACTACCAAAATTTGGATTACCTAGTCTTTCACCTCTTCTAGTAAGTAAAAGATTTTTGATACTTGATTTGGTTTGTTCTATTAAAGTTTGTGTACGTTTAAATACACCTTGTTGATGTCTACCTAATGGTAAAGACAAACCAATGTAAGTATCTGGATTTAAATCATTTTCAATTACGCTCATAATAGTTTACCATCTTTCTTTTTTAAAGCTTTCATCACACCACTATAATCTTTTGTTAGGTTATCCATAACATCCTTTACTGCTGGATTATTAGGATCTACTCCCGCAGATTGTGCAGTTTGTACTGCAGATGCTTTTCTTCTACTTTCTGCATCTCCTGCCATATTACCATAACCTAACATTTCAGCCATTCTACCTGTATCATAAGGCTTTCCACTCATGGTTGGATACTCTTCTGTATCTTTACTTATGGTTTCACTTAGGGCTTGTTTGTTCGGATTATTTTCGAAGGATTGAGATTGCATCTTTTGAGAAACAACTCTTTTACCCTCACTAATAAGTATTTGGTTTAGTTCTTTTTTAACTTCAGTTTTAACCAATTCTCTGATTAAACTTATAAGTTTCTTTGATCCCGACATATTTAACTCCTGTTTTATATAAATATCTACTTTCTTAAAAGTTTGTTAAGACATCATAGGTGATACTTCTTCTAAGTTAGAAATATCAAAAATAGGCATTTCTTCATCCATCCACTCATTGTTGAATGGATTGTAAAAATCTTTTCCTACTTGTATTGCGTCCTCTTTTCTTTGTTCATTTTTTTCATCCATTGTTTTTTGAACTTCTGCATCTATTTCTTCATCTAATTCTTTTTGTGCTGATAGTCTTGCTGTTCTAGATTTATTTACAGCATCCTTTCTTCGTTTCTGTTCTAATTCTTTGAGTCTTCTTTCTTCTTGCTGTCTTTCGAATTTTTGTCTAATATCAAATATTAAATCCGCAATATCTTCTTTTCTTCTTTCATAATCTTCAACTGCTGGTTCAAATAAATCTTCTGCGTCTTTTAAATCGTCTATCTCACTTCTTAATCTATCTTTGAGTAATTTTAATCCATAACTTACAGCAGCAGATATCTTATCTAGTGCAGAAGCTATTGTCGCGGCTTTATCTGAGGTGTCAGCTGTTTTGGTTGCAACCTCTGCTGTTTTTCTTGCTCTTCTGATATTTTGTCTCGCACTT